TGAAGCTTGAACATATTGCTGATGATATTGCCATAATTTTCTCCTACGGGTTTACTGAGTTTACCGGTATTCTGACAGTGCCATCTGTGTAGTCATCTCTTCGTCTTCTACCGACTTGCTCGTTAGCAAACTTCTGTACTTCTTGTTTATATTTATTTTCATATAAAGTCAACATATCTATCGGACCTTTTAAAAACCCATATGCTTCTGATAGACAACAATATAATAGACCATTTGGGAAGTTAAGACTAATATAATTAGTGTCATTATTTTCTAATAGATCAGGCATTTTGTTAAAATGCACTCTAAATCTGTATGTTGTATTAGGAACAGGAGCTACAAATATTCTTCCTGAGTTAGTATCTGCCTCACCTGTAGCGCCTCCAAACATTGCATAATATTTAGGTTGACCTTGAGCAGCGGAGGTTCCAGTCACATCCTGATACTCTTGTAAATAAGTTAAATCTTTTTTTTCTAGCCATCTATTAGCTCCCGTAATAGCAGATCCTGCTGTATCGTAAACTTGTATACCTCTTATAAATACAGCTCCTGCAGGACAGTTTATAGATTCTTGTCCGGCAACAAAATTACCTAATTGTTGTTTTCTATCTGCATCAATAGGCACATCTCTAAAAATTCTATATTGTGCATTTAAAATTATATTTTCTAAAACAGAATCTGATAAAACATTTGAATCTGTTTCTGTATAACTTCTTATTTGAGTTTTTAATCCTGATGCACTTAATCCAGCCATTACTTAACTATCTCCAAACATAAAGGACATGTTTTTCTAAATCTTTTATGACCAGAACAATGTTCAGCTTTTACAGCTTCTTCATTCTCATACACTGGAGTTTCTGGTTCTGCAGGTTTTAAATATAATTCTTCGTGTGGATCTATTTCTTCTGGACACGCACACTGTTTGATATGAAATATTTTACATACCCATTTTTTAAGTAGTTTTCTCATGCCGTTACTGTTACAGGTCCTGCTGATGCAGAACCGCCTCCTCCTGTCTCAGTTATACTAGATGTTGTGGCTGTTGCAAAGGTATATTTATCATCATTTACTTTAGTAATTAAATAACCGGCAGCTAAATTTATTGTTGCTGCAGCCACTCCTCCAACAACAGTTGCATCTCTAAATCTAACTCTATCGTTTGTTGATCTACCATGATCAGGTTCTTCTACAGTTATTGTTGTAGATCCATTTGTTGTTGTAAAAGGATTTAAAGGTAAAATATTAGGAACTGCTGTTTCTGTTCTATCAGGTCTAACATTACGTAAAGATATAGAATCTCCGTTCATTGGTTTTGGTTCCAATTGTGGTTGTTTTGGTTCAAACTCAGATACATGCACAAATGATCCGTTCCATTCTCTAACCATTTCTTTATATGGAAACTCCATACCAGATCTATCTGATATTGCTCTTGCATATTTTCCTGTTGCGTACTTTGCCATTATACTCCTGGGTAATAAGCTTTTGGTGTTATGTGTGTGCTAGAAGCAGAACCATCTTCTGCTAATGCTCTTGCCAACTCATCTTCATAAGCTAATTTTGTAGCCTGCATCATTTGTGGCATATATTTCATTGAAAGATAATATGCTAATCCTGACACCATGCAAGGCACAAATCTAAAAGGTACATCAGTTGCATTTGTATAGTCACCCGCATCTTGTATTCTTTTTATAAAAAAGAAATGCATATCTTTAGATGCGTTTGAAGAATCCGGTGTTGGATAAATATGTATTGTAACTTTATCTATAAATCTTTCCACCCAATATTGATTAGGTGTTCCTTTAGATAACTTGTTTGAGAACCCTGCATATGTGGATCTATCCACTTTTGTCATTGGACTATCAGATTGAGTTGTTTGAGTTCTATTAGATCTTAATTGTGCCTCAAGGACATCGGATATACCAAATACACTAGCTGGATCTGTGGTCGTAGCTGACGTTCCATCATCACTTGATCTAAAAAAATCATAATCTGCTTGACCTTCTATAAGATCTAAGTTTGTTGATCCAACTTCCCAATAGTGAATACCTCTATTACCCCATTCTTGAAATAAGATATTTAGAGTTCTTCTTGCATTTTTTAATTGGTATCCAGCAACATTTTGTTGACCTATACGTTCAAAAGCTTCTTCTATTATTTCATCAATAGCAAAAGTTTTGTCGAACGTTGCTGTTCCCGAAGTAGTATTAGCCATTTAAACTCCTAAGACTCGTAAGTTTTAGTCCATTCACAAACAACTGTTCCGGT